GTACCTTCCCAAATCGTTGGGGTGTGGGATCAGGCACGGTAACGATAGCCGAAGACACGAGCTATACTTTGTACCAAACTACAACTGAATGGCGCAGACAGCTTGCCCGTAGATTAGGCTTTATAAATGAGCCGTGGGGGCCGTTTCACGGCGATGGTTACGATTGGGCAAGTACTTATGATCCGGGGTCATCCTCTGAAAGGATTATTTCAGCAAATCGAAACAGAGCATGGCCCAATATCTCTCTTCCGTATTATGACTTCACTTTCCAATCTGTAAATCAATCAACAGGTTCTGCTTCAACTACCACTGTTTCTGATAGTCGATTATATCTTGGTTTATATCGAAGTGACCCCGGAAGTAATGCCACGTCAGTAGACGCTTCCGCATCAGGTTCGACAGGAGAGTTTGATGGAAATGGCTATGCACGACAGGAAATTATCGGCCCTAGTACAAACGTATTTGGAACCCCAACCACTGATGGTAGCGGCGTAACATCAATTACAAACACCTCTGCAATTGCTTTTCCAGAAGCCACAGGTAATTGGACGGGATCAGCAACGCACTGGGGCATCTATCGTGGAACATTTGGAGGCACTGGAACTAATGGTTCTGCAGCCCAGTACGATAGCAACGGCAGTGCTACCTACCGTAAGTCTAAAGACCCATTAATTACTGGCGCTTTGACCACTTCTCGCAGTGTAAACAGCGGAGATATACTCCGATTTGGCATCGGGGATTTTGTCATCAAATTAGATTAAGGAACCCACATGGCTCGGTTCGCAGATCGTGTAAAGGTTTCGACCTCTACAACAGGCACAGGCACGGTTACGCTAGGCTCTGCGGAGACTGGTTATCAAACCGTGCCTTCTTCTTTGGATGGTCACACAGTACGGCTTGTAATTGAGGATACCGGCGGCGCATGGGAGGTATCTACAGGTGTATATACGCATTCGGGTATTACTCTTTCCCGCACGTTAACGAGTTCAAGCACGGGCAGTTTGTTAAACCTGTCTGGCAATGCCAAAGTCTTTATCAGTGCTTCTGCAGATGATCTTGATCTGCTTTATGCTGACATTACGGTTACTGTATCGGGCGGCAACTACCTGATTGATGGTACTGCTAATCAGACGATTACTTTAGTGCCTTCTGTTACCTACCGCTTTGATGTTTCTGATAGCACAAATGCTAGTCACCCGCTACGCTTCAGCACAACCTCAGACGGCACTCACAACAGCGGTTCTCAGTTCACCACGGGCATCACTGAAGTAGGCACACAAGGCACTGCAGGAGCCTATATCGAGGTAAAACTAGAGCAGGATTGCCCAGCGCTTTATTACTACTGTGCAAACCACTCAGGCATGGGCGGTGCAATCGTTGTAAGACCGCCCGTGGTTGGAACTGACGCCTTAGCCTATGATGCCAACCTTCAAAGTTTTGTATCTGCGTTTACGCTTCCAACCTCAGACGGTTCAGCCGACCAACTTTTAAAAACTAATGGTTCGGGAACTCTGTCCTTCGTGGATGGCGGCGGTGCAGGGTTTGGAACAGTAAACGTGGCCTCACGCACTCTTACGACTGACACCACTGTAGGAGCCACAGAAAGCGCTCTCACGGTTGGGCCGCTTACCATTGCCAGCGGTGTAACTTTAACTGTTGCGGCTGGGGGAAGGCACGTAATCCTATGACCGAAATTCGTGTAGATACAATCGTTGATGCCGCTGGAACAGGCGCACCCGACTTTTCTACTGCTCCAACCGTGGGCGGTGTTGCGCTGGGCAGTCTAGCTACTTCCAGCTTTACTAGCAGTGGTACTGAGCCATCAAGCCCTAGTGATGGTGCGGTTTGGTGGGATACTACAAACAGCGAATTGAAGATCTATGCGAACAGTGGGTGGCAAACGGTTACTTTAGGCGCTTTACCACCTCAAAGCTATTATGGTGATCGTGCCGTTGTCTTCGGCGCTCGCTACAATGGGTCATACTACGGTCGACGGATTCAATATTTCGATATAACCACCACAGGAAACGCATCTTCATTTGGCCTTGATTTATATTCACGATCTGCAAACGGAGAAATGGCGTGTGCTGGTGGATCACGGGCGCTTATGTGGCAAGGTAATGACGTTGGGAATTGGTTAGACACCATAAGCTACATAGAAACGACTACTACTGGAAATGCCACTCAGTTTGGAACTACTCCAAACAGTCGATATGAGGGGGCCGCTTGTTCTGACGGAACCTATGGAATGGCGTGTGATGGTTATGGTTCGTCGGGACCGCCGTACAATCAGAGTACTATTGATTACGTCACTATTGCTACTACTGGCAATGCTCAGACTTTTGGTCAAGATATTCGTTCTAGAACTAGATGTACCGCAACTTCAGATGGAACGTATGGGTACATAATCTTTGATGGTAGTGGAAGCACAAGTCAGTCACTGAGTAAATTTACTTTTGGAACTTCTGGGAATGCCAGCAACCCGGGTTACAGCGGTGGATCTTTCAGCGGAAATTATTGGGGAAGTATGTCTGGCGATGAATCTTATGCGATTCACGCTGGTGGACGAGGGGGTAGTAATCCTACGCAGTCAATGTATAGGTGGACTTGGGGAACTTCAGCAAATTGTTCTTATATGGGAAATGTACTTCCCACTGCCAGACAAAATCATAGTTCGACAACAAACGGTTCAAGGTGGTGTATAATCGGGGGTCGGAATACAGACGAAATTCTATACATAGATTTATACAGTGGATCTTCTACGAGTGACTTCGGAGATCTTATGGAGTCAGGTCATAACTTTTACGTTTCAGCTACATCAGGGCCAGCTTCATAATGTCAGAGATTAAAGTAGATAAAATTAATAACTTAGCTGGCACAGGTGCTGCTAATTTCACCCACGGGATTAAGGTTGGTGGAGTGGCACAATCCATTGGCTCTGGTTCATTTACTAACAGTGACACTGAGCCTACTAGCCCTAGTGATGGTGATGTTTGGTATCAACCAACGCTTATGTATATGGACTATCGGGCTGGGGGTGAGTGGAAGCGAGTTGTTGGCAGTGGATCGGCAAATCCTGTTTTACACTATGGCGATAGAATGCTCGTTACGGGCGGTGATTTAAACTCTGGCAAGGCCAATGAAATTCGCTACATAGATATAAATGGTTCGGGTGGCTCAACCAACTTTGGAAATATATCAGGTAATAGATCAAAAGCCTCTGGAGCTTCGGGTAATGGCAGAGGGCTTTTTGCGGGTGGTATTGAAAGCTTTTACACTAATGTAATTGAATATGTCACAGTAAGTAGCGCAGGTAACACCACGGACTTTGGTGATTTGACCTCTGCCGATGGTGTACTTGCTAGTGCTTCCAATGCTATAACTGCTATATTTACAGGGGGTGACAACGGTCAAGGGAATATCCAAAAAGTTACTATTGATACCACAGGTAATGCCACCTCTTGGAGCGGATCTTTATCCGTTAGTAGAGATCAGCTTTCTGGAGCATCTGATGGTACAAAAGGTTTCTTTATGGGTGGTGTCGCAAGCAGCACTCAACAAAATATAATAGATTACGTGACCATTGCCACTGATGCCAATGCTGTAGATTGGGGAAATCTAACTACAGCTACTACTCAAGTTGGGCCAAATGCCGCTTGTGGAATTAGCACCCGTATTCTTATTGCTGGTGGAAATCCCGGTGGATCAACAACTTCAGCCATTCAATATTTTAGTCCATCAAGCGCTGGAAATGCTTACTCTTTTGGTAATTTAACTTCGGCATCACTATTGCTGACATCAGCTTGTAACGCCACTAAAGCTGTATGGGTGGGTGGTTGGAGTGGTTCCACACGATTAGATATGCAGAACATTGTCACCATAGATACCGCTGCAAATGCCACAACTTTTGGTAGCTATGCGTATGCCGCTAGTAGCAATGCCTCTTTGTCAGGATAGTTCGCAATGAGTACTTTAAAAGTAAATACAATTAAAGATAATGGCACAGCGATTGACCTTGAAAACGGTATGTTAGTCGGTGGTGCCTCACCCTTACAAAATTACACTGCCAGTGGAACTGAGCCTAGTAGCGGCAATGTAAACGGCGACTATTGGTGGGATACTGGTAATGATCAACTTTATCAGTATTGGGATAGTGAGTTTAGAGCGGTTACTACTTCACCGCCGCCGCCACCAGTCTCGCATATTGGCGATAGGATGGTCGTAGCGGGTGGTACCAGTTCTCAAACATCTGCAATTCGCTACATAGATTTAACTGGTTCTGGTAACTCATCCTCATTTGGATCTTTAACAAGTGCTAGAAATGGAGTCTCAGGCGCATCAAGTGGTAGTCGAGGGGTATTCGCAGGGGGTGTAATAAGCAATTACATTGACAACATCGAGTATGTTACAATCTCTACGCCGGGAAATTCTACCGATTTTGGCAATCTGACAGCTATTCAACAGGTTTCTTCTGCATCTGATGGCACTACCGCAATCTTTGCATTGTGGGATGGTGCAAGCACATATCACGGCTTTATATCAAAAATTACAATAGCAACTACTGGAAACGCTGCTAATTGGGACTACTTCATAACTCAGACTAGGGGTAATGGTAGTGGCGCTTCTGACGGTACTAAAGGTTTCTTTTTTGGCGGGTACGCCTCTACAGGTCGTGTAAATACTATAGATTATGTAACGATTGCCACACAGTCTAGTGCAATTGACTGGGGGGATCTTTCTTCAGTTAGGGATTCACAAGGACAAATGGCTTGTGGAACTAGCAGTCGTGTTCTTCACGCTGGTGGTCACAATGGAACTACTTATACTAATACTATCGAATACCTTAATCCCGCTAGTGCTGGAAACACTACTGACTTTGGTGATCTGACTGTAGGAATGAGGTTTGGCTCTTCTGCTTGTAACAGTACTAAAGCTTGTTGGGCTGGTGGTGGATCAACGTCAGGGATAGTGAACACTCAACAAACAGTCACTATAGATACCACTGGGAATGCCACGACTTTTGGCACTTACAATGCGGCGTTGCAGAGTATGGGGGCTTTATCGGGGTTCCCTTCGTAATTAATAGACTAAAAACTTCAAGGAAAATTTATGACTAATATCGTCACGAAACCCATCACGTTTTCGCTGCCTATTGAGGCATCTGAAAACATTAATCAGGTAGCGGCGGCTAGGGTTGCTGAAAAATTGCCAGAAATAGATCAGGCCACACGAGCCTTTGATCGTCAGAACTCTCAAACGACATTGAGCTTAATGAGCCTCACGATGCTTAACGGGCATTCTCCGATGCGGATGCTTCGACAAGTTGCTGCAGAGGTTGAAACTCGTAAGATGGCTCTGAATGAAGCGCAAGTCAGCCACGCTGAGTGCCGTGAAGAAATATTAGAATTAGAAGGCCAAGACGATATCGTATCAGAGGCCAAGTTGCGTATGAAGCGCCACGCTTTAATGTCGCTAGAGCATAAAATTAATGGCTCCATTAAAGATATTGCTACGCTGTGTGACGCCTACGACAATCTTAAAGAAAAACACGGTATTGATGAATGGGATGAGGTTTCCTTCGAAGCTGAAGAAAAGCGGCATCACGTTAGACGGGCCTTTGAGCTTATGTACCGCAATTTGTTGGATGGGGGTCGAGCCTCAACTTCTACAATCGAATATATGCAGCAATACGGTGTACATCCACAGGTCGGTTTTACTGAGGTGAATGGCTATTTGCAGGTGTGTGGTCAACGCATTGGACAAGGCGAATTGCTGCACTCAAACGATCTTGAAGATTTCTTGGATGCAATGGCTGAAAAGTATCACAAAAACGTCGATGCTACTGCCGAAAGGATTTTTGGAAAAGCTGATTTTGTAAATCCAGAGTATATGATGAAGCTCGAAAAGCCAAAAGGGGATGAAAATGTTTCTGAAGTATAAACTTCATCGAACAATTATCGGGAACACAACACCGCCGTGGGTTGAAAATCCGGGTCACTTTCCTGATCCAGACGATAACACTTATATTGGTTACACGCCTGATGAAGCTGATCGGGAGTATTGGGTTCCTGATACCGTCACAAATTATACGCAGTCAGAACTGGTTGCCCACGTTCTCGATCTGCATTCTCGCTACCCGATGTTAAACGATCCCGCAGATGGCAGTGGCGTGATTGACCCAGATAATCCACCAAGTGCTATGACGAATGATGAAGTAACAGCATTTGTGAACACTTGGGCGACTGCAGTTAGTTCTTAAAAGGAACCTAAATGCTCGGCTTTAGCCCCCTCGCAGCAGCACCGCTTTCTGCTCTCGACGCTAACATCGTTGAGGTAGCAGCCAGTGCGTCTATTGCCGCTTCTACAGCGGCTTCTGCGGTTGAGGTTAGAGAGGCTAGTGCTGGTGCTAGTGTCGCCTCTAGCGGTGTTGTAGAGGCTAAGAGGGTCGCTGTTTCTAGTGCTAGTGCTAGTATCGCCTCTAGCGGCTCTGTAGAGGCTAAGAGGGTCGCTGTTTCCGATGTCGCCACTACGGCTTCATCTACAACCAGTATCGATGTAATTAGAGTTCGTACCGCCGATGCGGCTGCTTCAATCCCTGTATCGTCCTCAATCACCTCTGAGGGTGTTACTCTTGCGGCAGCAACTACATCAGTAAATTCAACGTCAGCACTTTCAGCGGTACGGGTGGCTACGGCAGACGCCACCACCACGGTGGCAATAAGTTCAACTGTTGCCGGTGAGGAATCCACGGTTGTAACTGCAGCGGCCTCAGCGTCTTGTGCTTCCACATCTTCGATTGCTGCAGTTACAGTAAAATCTAGTTCTGCCACAGCGTCTTGTGCGATTACCACAGGTGCAATTTCTAAACGAGTACGAAACTCGAATATTGTGGCTTCGGTCACAACTGTTATCGCAGACGCAGTCAATAAAGTTCGCCTTGGCAGACCAAGCACAAATATCACTGCCGTAAGCACCGTTGATTATCAGCGCATTATAAATACAGCCGCTGCGGCTTCTATTGCTGCAACCACTACAAGTACTGCAGCGCTTAAATTACGTGCGGCTCCAACAACATCTATTGCTTCAACGGCAACTCTGAACGCCGCTCAATCTTCTCAGATCGCTACAGATACCGGCCTAGACACCACGGCTTCTGTAGTTGGGCAACTTGCTGTCAGTGCTGAGACAGACACGGAACTCGGCACAGATGCCACCGTTGTAGGCAAAAGAAGTATTGGTGTTGAAACTGAGACAGTTTTAAGCACTGATGCAGCGGTCGTAGGCTCCAGAAGCGTGGGCCTCGAAACTGAAACAAGTTTTGGCACCACGGCTTCAGTTGTAGGTTCAAAAGCCACTGACGCTGAGACAGATACAACTTACTCGACAACAGCAAGTGTGACGGGCCGCTTAAAAGTAATAGAAGCAGCCGCATCCACTTCTATAGCTGCCACCAGCGATGCCGTTGCCCAAATACTTATAGATGGCAGTGCAACAGCTTCCGCTTCTACCTCTACGTCAATTTCATTCGAGCGCATCCGTACCGCTAATATTGCGGCAAACGCTCAAACCACTACTGCGATTGCTGCCGTGCGGGTTATAACACCTGACATTACAGCTTCCATAAATTTTGCTACATCTGCCGATATTGCTCGGATCATTAAAGCTGCCGCAAATACAAATATCGCAACACAAGCGACTATTTTAAGTGAAGAATTTAGAGCGGCTAACACGGTAACCAGCTACAGCTTTGTTGGTTCAGTAACTGCAACTACGGGTACTAATGTTGGCGCAGACAATACTTACGAATTTGCTGGGGTCTTAGATGCGGGATTAGGCGCAGATATTGCCGCCGATACGACTTATAGCTTTACCGGCTTTTTAGACGCAGGTTTAGGCGCAGATATTGCCGCTGATACGACCTACAGCTTCGTTGCAAGCTTGGATGCGAGTAAAGGCAGAGTTGCACAAACCGATACGACCTACAGCATCACGGCTGCAGCGGTTGGCACACTTGCAGAAGACATTCAAAGCGAGACAAATCTAGTATTTGCATCTTCGGTTACTGGGTCTATTCCAGAAAACTCAGAAGCTGATGAAACGTATACATTTGCTTCCGTAGTTACAGGCGCAATAGCTGAACGTGTTACCACTGATTTGGCTGTATCGGCTACGGTAGATCCTGAAGTAATACGTCTAGGAAGAACCTCTACCAATATACAATCGTCTGCAGAAATTGATGCAGAGCGAGTATCGACATCACTTATTTCAGCAACGATCTCCTGCACTGCTCCTGTAGCTGCTCAATTAGTTGCCCAGCCGCAAGTATCCGCTGAAGTTGAAAGCTCTGTCGTTGTTTCGTTTGATCGTATTAGAAAAGCTACTGCAGCGACTGATATATCATCAACCACCGCTATCGATGGTGATTCAGTTGCAGACGGTAGGCCGTCTACTAATATCGGGGTTACTACTCAAGCCAATCCCGAAGGCGTATTCCAGAGTGGTGCTACTGTTACTATCACCAGCGTAGGCCGGTCTAATTCTAGTTTAACCTTAACTGGTACTATTAGTAGTACTCTTAATAGCCCCATTGTGAATGCCGAAGGCGCTCAAAACATAACTACTAGCGTGATTGAGCCGCCATTTACTTCAAGAAGTTCAGATCTAAATGTGTCGCCGTTTGCGACTACCTCAACTTCTACTCCAAGCAGCCCGTTTAGAAACGCAGCTTAAAAAGGCCCGTACATGACTACTTTTATTGACCTGACTAATCGGGTGCTAAGGCGACTCAATGAAGTCGAGCTTACGCAGTCTGACTTTGAGAACGCCCGTGGCATACAGGCGGCGGCTAAGGATGCGATTAACAGCGCCATATTTGACTTTAACGCACAGCAATTCGAGTGGCCTTTTAATGCGGCTGAGGAATTGACGCAGCTTGTCGTGGGGCAGACCGAATACTCCAATCCGACTAGGGCTAAGACGTTAGAGTGGAACTCTTTCCAGATTGTGGGTGATGGAACCTACTCCACAGAGAACCGTTCACTGCAGTACATAGATCGAGATGTCTGGTACAAGAGCTATCGGGATAAGGATGATGACGCAGCTACGTCAGGTATTGGTCGGCCTGAGTATGTATTTCCCAGCCACGGCGTAGGGTTTGGTATTAGCCCTGCACCCGACAAGCCGTACCGCCTTGAGTTTAGATACTTCCTGCACCCGACTGAGCTTGTAGCATATAACGATACACCTACAGGCGCTTCGGTTTATCCTGATGTATTGACGCCAGTCTTCGTAGAAGGTGCGTTGTACCACATCTATATGTTTAAGGATAATCCAGAGTCGGCCCAACTAGCCCAGCGCAATTTTGAACGGGCTATAGCCGACATGAAATCACAATACATCAACAGCTACAGCGAAGTCAGAGACACCAGAGTGAACTTCGGCGGTGGTAATGTTTCAGCCAGTTTTAGATCAGTGAGTGGTTTATAGTGGATCGTATCGACTCATATAAAGTAATCTGCAAAGGCGGGTTGAATAGCAATGAGAACCATCTGGATCTTGCTGCCAACTATCCCGGTGCAGCTACTCGCCTATTAAACTACGAGCCTAGCTTATTTGGCGGCTATAGACGCATCGAAGGCTTTGATCACTACGACACTACGGTTACCTATTCTGGCGGCGAGTACGGGCAGGAAGTACAGGCATTAGACGGGTCTTCCAATCCTGTAGCCGAAGGTAAGATCCTTGGACTCTGCATGTACCGCAATGAAATTTTAGGATCGCCTTACATTATAGCCGCACGTAAGGATGTTTCTGGAAATACTTACTCTTTCTGGAAACACATTACTGGCTCTGGCTGGAGCAAAATCACCACTGGCTTTACGCATAATACCGTTAGCGGATCTAAGACGATTAACAAGATACGCCATGTGCAGTTTAACTTTGGCAGTGGTTCTATGGTGGCCTTTGCTGATGGTATAAACCCTCTGACAATCTTCGATGGTACGAACTGGAAGCAGGTACTCTCAGCCAACTCAGGTGGATCGTCTAGTGCCGGTGGGCCGAATGCCTATGACGCCCCTGAAATCGTAGAAGTGTTTGAGCAGTATTTGTTTATTGCTGGTGATACGAGCTACCAAAACGGCATTGCTCATTCAGCGCCACAAGATCCATACACTTGGACTACGGCGGCTGATAGTCATCAGTATTCTGCAGGATTTAAAGTCGTTCAGCTAAAGCCGTTTCGTGAGGATTTATTTGTATTCGGGCAGAACGCCATTAAGAAGCTGTCCAAGAATACAGCCCAAGGAGCCACGGCCCCGTTTAAGCCCGATAATGTAACCAGCAATGTAGGCTGCGTAGCCCGTGACTCCGTACAAGAACTAGGTGGGGATCTAATATTTCTTAGCCCTGATGGCCTACGCCCTGTATCGGGAACTGCCAATATCGGTGACGTAGAGATCCGCTCTATAAGTAAAAATATACAAGCCAAGCTCACTGATATTATCCGTAACGAGGATTTAGATACGCTTAATTCTACGGTCATCAGAGCTAAGTCTCAAATCCGTCTTTTTGTGGGAGACAATACTTCCGAAGGCAAGGGCATATTAGGTGGCTTAACCAGTACTCCACAAGGCATGGGGTGGGAGTTTTCTGAATTACTGGGATTTAAAGTATCGGTCTGCACCAGTGAATACATAGGAGCAGAAGAGTACGTCTTACATGGCGGTTTTGATGGTAAGGTATATCGCCAAGAGACAGGCAATAGCCTAGCCGGTGATAACATTATCAGCCTCTACTCCACGCCGTTCTTAGACTTTGGCGACACTGAAATCCGCAAGGTAATTCATAAACTAAATACATTTATTAGGGCAGAAGGCCCGTTCACCATGCTGCTCAACATCGAATACGATTGGTCTGATCCAGACACCTCTACGCCACGGGATTACAGCCAAACCTCTACCGGCGCACCCACAGTCTATGGCGGCAGAAACATAACTTATAACGCTACAGACGTTAAATACGGCGGCTCTAGTAAGCCCGTCATCGTGTCGGACATACAAGGCAGCGGCTACTCGACTAGAGCTACCTTCGTAACAGACGCAGTAGCCAGCCCACATTCTATTCAAGGGCTAGTATTTGAATTTGCACAATCGGGAAAAAGATAATGGCAGGATATACCAGACAATCAGCAAGCTCCATTCAGAACACGCTGGATATTACTGCAGCGCCACTGAACGCAGAGTTTAACCAACTCGAAACAGCCTTCGGAACCACAGGCCATACGCATACAGGTTTAGCGGGGGATAGTGCAAAGATACCTCTTGCAAGCTCAGTTACCGGCTATCTTCCTGCCGCCAATGGTGGAGTAGGAGGATTGAACAAGCTGGATGCTACGGCAGATCCTACAGCCAACGATGATACAGATTTAGGCTACGCAGTTGGATCTATTTGGGTGAACGTGACTACGGATCGTATGCACATTTGTGCAGATAGCACGGCAAATTCGGCGGTCTGGCAAGCCTTAGCTCATATTACGACCGGCGTTGGTTCAATGCTTCCTGATGTAACAAATACGAAGGACATAGGTTCTCTAAACACTCGATGGAAGGATTTGTTTCTGAGCGGTGATGCTTCAGTGGCTGGTGATATTACCGGCGATAGTGCCACCATTACGAATGCAGTTTCA